CCCTTTGGCACCCAGAAGTTGTCCGAGAGGTACCCTCTGCTCGGGTCACGCCTAACGATCTTCATAGGGCATCTCCTTTTTTGAGTTGTCGTTTGTATCACGAAAAATACCGAAACGAAGGTTGTATTTCGGGGGTGCCCCATTTGTGTTTTCGGTCCGGTTTTGGGGGTGGTTGTTCTTTTCTCCTCTTATTCTCTATAGTTAGATAATAAAGAGATAGAGAGAGATAGAGAGAGAGAGAGAGAGAGAAAAAAAATCCAGAGCGCAGCTACGCGCACACGCAGGAACTACGCTCTGGACAACATTTCACGTCGGCGTCTCTGAACCCCTATCACTCCCTCGGGGTTCTCGGCTTCAGGGGGGTTGTGTCAATCAAATGGGCCAAGCCGTGGGCTCCGCCCTTGAGCATCGACCGCAGGATGGACCTCCCTGCAAAGGCGAAGATACTCTCGCTTGTCTCTCGATGCTCCGCCACCGTCAAGTAGCCTGGCATCGCGTAGTTCACAGGCATCGGGCTGTACATCCCTTGCTGGAACTGTTCGTGTTGTACCGGCACTGCATGAGCAGCCGGGATCATGTGTTGCGGGGGTGGCACCTGCGGTGCCTGCTGGTACACCCGCTGCTGGAACTGTGGCTGTTGTTGTGGCTGTGGCGGTTGCTGGAACCTCGTGGTGTCTGGTCTCACGAGGCTTTGTGGTGAAATGATTCCTCCCGGATTGTGGCCCAAGTGTTGTTGCTGTTGTTGTCTCCTCAACGCCTCTGCTTTCCCGCTCTGGGTCTGAATCCCACACGGCCCGAAGAAAGAACATTGCGAGCGCATGTTCCCTCCGGTCTTGGGATCGACATACCCCGGATCTGCGCCCCCTCGACACTCCGCAGACTTCGGGTCCCAGTGCGACCCGAAGCAGGACGGCTTATCGACGGTTGCGGTTTGCATCATGCTATTCTCCCCTTTGTTCTAGGACTTCCTGCAAAGCTCTTATGCCCTGTGCCGCTATCTAGTTGCAGTTGAGCTTTCCCAGGAAGTAGGCTGCGCCAAAAGGGGTTTCCGATGCAGACGAGTGGTCTTGTTCTCGATGTCTACGACGATGTCCACGGCGATGTGATCCGCGGCTTGTTCTCCTCGTATGATTCGGTGCCTGAGCTTCTCAAGACCGCTCAGTCGCTGAGCTCCGCCGACCGTGCCCGGTTGCCCGACGATGCTTTTGCCCTCGTCATGGTCAACGGGGAGGAGCGGCTGAGGAAGTACGCCTGCACGGACGCGGGCAACACCGCGCTCTCTGTGTTCTACTTCATCGAGAACAAGCACAAGCTGCCCGACGATGTGCAGAAGGTCGCTGCCTCGAACCTCCTGACCGCCTGCGGTTGGTACGACATCGCAGTGCCCTCCGTGTTGGAGAAGACCGCACTCGGGGCAATGAATGCTGCACGCCTTGTGGCCCTTGGGCCCGAGATGGTGCAGGGCGCTCGTCACTCCGTCCGGGACAACATGGCCGCCATCCACGCGGGTGAGTCGTACGGTGGTGCCGCCGGCGGGCTCAACGCGCTCTCGAAGACGAAGCTCACTTCGTTCGGCGAGGACAAGGAGGCGGAGCTCACGGGTACTCCGACCATGCCTCACAGCATGGCCCCAAGCTCGCTGACGTCGAAGTCGACCACGGTCATCAAGAAGACCGGGCACCTCGATCCCGTCATCAACGTGACCACGCGAGAGCGCGCTTGGGTCGAGACCGCGAAGCAGGCTTCTCGGTACGCGTTGCCGTCCGTACAGCGTTACCCGATCGACAGCTACAGCCAGGTGAAGCAGGCGGCGCAGTACTTCGAGGAGTACAGCATGCGCCTCGATCCCTCGCTCGCGCAGGAGTACGCAGAGAACCTCGTCAAGCGCGCCTCCGAGCTCGCCATCGAGCTGCCCGCCTCGGTGCGTCACCACAACGACAACCCGGAGCTCGACGAGAAGCTCGTGTTCGCCAGCGCCGATGAGGACTTCGTCGACGTCGACGGCAACCAGCGCGTCACGGGCAAGGAGCTGAAGGCCTTCGCGCTCACCGGGCTTCGTCAGGTCATGACGACCTTCGGCCACGAAGTGGCTGAGGAGTTCGGGGAAGACCCGGTCGGTATCTACAAGTCGATGCCGCGTGAGCAGAAGAAGATGCTGCGCCGCATGGCTACGGACAACGCCCCGGGGCATGAGCTCTATGCCTGACGTTCCCTTGTCTGCGGTGCAGCGCCCGGCGGGGAGCGGGCCGGAGGATCACGCGGTGGCGATTCATGAGGATCACCCGCCCGCAGATCCCGTTGTGCCGACCAATGACGAGGTGCCCTCCGCTATGGGGGTCACGCTCGCCAACATGTTCCGGCACCCGCTGGCCCATCCCCTAGCGCTCGACATGCTCTTGTTGCGGCGGTACGGGCCAGAGTGGTTTGGCTGGGAGCCCGAGACGATTCAGCTCCGCATCCCCCAGGACTTCAAGGGAGGGCTGAGCTCGCTCAACCAGGGCAAGATCCACGCGATTGCCACCCTGCACCTCGTCGACAACTACTGGCGGCGCTGGGAGGTGTTCGGCTGGTGCACCATGGCGTTCAACAACTTGTTCGCCGACTTCGAGACGATGCAGAAGCCGACCGCCGTGGAGTGCCTCATCTCCGTGGACGTGGCCTCCCATGTGCGCACGGATGTGAAGTGGGATCCGGAAGTCGTCGCGTTCATGCACACAGTTTTCCGGATCGATGGATTTCTCTGCCCGATCTCCCCTTGTGACTTTGTGTCACTCGACCTAGAAGATCTGGCGCCCGAACTACAAGCTGTTCGACAGGCGTGGCCGCGCGTGAGAGATACTCAGCGCCTGCCGTCCGAGGAGTCCGTGGTGACCGAGCAGTTGCGCCGAATGCTTCTGGCGTACGATGCTCTCGAGGAAAACCGGACGCGTATGCGTCAACAACTAGCGTTGGTCGAGCATGCTTGAGCTCAGAGAAGCACAACTACTCTCCTTCCGTTCCGAGCTCCGAAAGCTCGCGTTCACCTTGCCTGCGGGTCTCGGCGCCATCGGTGCGCACGCAGGCCAAGGCATGGCAATCGGCGGTGCCGTGGGTGGCACCATCGGCGCAGTGCACGGCTACCGGAAGGCCAAGCAGGAGGGCGGGTCTGGCCTGGGGGGTGCCCTCTCCGGCGGCTTCAAGGGCACAGCTCTCGGTGCCGGCGTAGGTACCATGGCCGGTGGCGTGCGGGGCGGCATGATGCACGCGGCCGATCCAGTCGCCGCAGAAAAAGCGCGAGCGGCCCTGACCCAGAACTCCGCCTTCAGCCGCTTTGGCCAGAGACAGGTGCACGGTCTCACAGGGTTCGTTCCCCAAGGGGCGGAACGGGGCAAGTACCTGGCTGACATCAAGCACGGTGTCGTGAACCGCCAGGCAGCCGTCGACGCGGCGCAGAAAGCGATCGACAGCAAAGAGGACGTGCGGGGCGTTTTTGGCAGGGTCATGGGGCACACCCCCGAGGAAGCAGCCAAGAAGCAGCTCACCCGCGCCACAGCAGCTCGTGATGCTGCGCAGAAGGCGCAGGACTACGGACTCACCAGTATCCCGGGCTACGTGAAGGCCATCCGTGATCCGAACATCGGGCTGAAGAAGACCCTGCGCACGGCCTACGACGAACAGATATCCGGCTCCTCACCTGCCATGAAGGGTCTCATGCTGGGGATGCCTGCCGTGCAGTTGGGGCAAGCTGCGTTCCAAGATCCCCGCAAGCGCAACTCGATGGGAGAGTCGAAGGGCGAAGCGCTCGGGTCTGCCACGGCCGGCCTGGCGACGGGCTTGGCGTTGGGGCCTCTGCCGATGATGACGCAGATGGGATTGTCCATGCCGGCCATGGCCGCGGGTAAGCGCCTGGGGCGTGTCTTCGACGGGAGGAACACCCCTCCACCTGAGCAGAAAGAGGTCGCGCAGTGATTGGTACAGCTGGCATCAACGCGAGCTCCGCGATGCGGTTCTCGCAGACACGCGGCCGTATCCAGGGTGGCGCTGGCTTCGGGCTCAACTACCCGAACCCGTTCTTCGACGTCGCGCACACGTACTTGCCGACTACGGTCAAGCAGATGTTCCGGTGGTGCCGGTACTACTTCTTGACGAACCCGCTCATCAACACGGTCGTGTTCAAGATGAGCGAGTACCCCGTCACGGACATCATCATCGATCACCCGGACAAGTCCGTGGTGAAGCGCTGGACGGAGTATTTCCAGGATCACTTGCGCTACCGCGCGTACCAGGTGGAGTCGGGGCTCGATTACAACACGTACGGCAATTGTCTCTCGTCGATCGGGTACCCGTTCACGAAGTACCTGACTTGCGCTGGGTGCAAGTCGACGGACACCGCGGAGCGGTTGCGACCGCACTGGCAGCTCGTGAGTTACGAGTTCCGGCTCAACTGTCCGAAGTGCGGGAACACGGGCCCGGCGTTGGCGAAGGACACGTACCATCGCAACGCGAGTGGTATTCGGATGATTCGGTGGAATCCGGAGGACGTGGAGATCACGTACAACGACATCACGGGCGAGTACTCGCACTTCTACACGGTGCCGGCGCCCGTGCGGAACGACATCGTGGTGGGCAAGAAGGACGTCGTCGAGAAGGTCCCGCAGATCTTCATCCAGGCGCTCAAGGAGCAGAAGGGGATCATCTTCTCGAAGCAGAACCTCTTCCACCTTCGCCGTCCTACGTTGGCGACGCAGGACCGTGGTTGGGGCATCCCGCTTCTTCTGCCGGTGTTGAAGGACGTCTTCTATTTGCAGATCATGCGCAAGGCGCAGGAGACGATTCTGCTCGAGCACGCGCTTCCCTTGCGCGTGATGTTCCCTCAGGCGGGCAGTGGTTCGAGCGACCCCTACACCAGCGTCAACTTGGTGGAGTGGCGCGAGCATGTGGCGGCCGAAGTGGCGCGCTGGCGTCAGGACCCGGCGTACATACCGATCATGCCCCTGCCCATTGGGCACCAGGTCATTGGCGGGGATGGACGCGCGCTGATGCTGACTGCGGAGATGCAGCAGCACAGCGAGACGATCGTGGCGGGCATGGGCGTGCCTCGTGAGTTCGTGTACGGCGGCCTCACGTGGACGGGCTCGAACGTGTCGTTGCGCATGCTCGAGAACATGTTCCTCGGCTACATCCTTCGGCAGAAGGCGCAGGCGCGCTGGGTGATGCAGGAGGTGGGCGCGTTCTTGGATTGGCCCATCGCGAACATTCGCTTCAAGCCGTTCAAGATGGCGGACGATCTGCAGCGCAAGGCGTTCAACTTCCAGCTCAACCAGTCGGGCAAGTTGAGTGACACTACCTTACTTGCCGACTCGGATTACTCGCAGGACGAGGAGAACGAGATCATGAAGGCTGAGACGGCGACGCGTCTCGAGGCCACGAAGGTGCAGCAGATTGCCATGGCGGAGATCCAGGGCGAGCAGCAAGTCATCATGGCCAAGTACCAGGTGAAGGCGCAGCAGGTGACCGCGCAGGCGCAGGCTGCGGGTGTGGCGCCTGGCGAGCCTGGGGCGCAGAACGACAGCACCAACTCGACGGGTGTGTTGCTGGATGGTCCGGGTGCGTTCCCTGACGGGTTGTCGAGTCCGTTGGGTCAGGGGCAGAAGTTGGCTCCTGGGCAGGCGGGCGGGGACTTGCAGGCCATGGCCTACATGCAGGCCAAGTCCATTGCCACGATGCCGCCGGATCAGCAGCAGATGGCGCTGCAGAATTTGGCAGCGCAGAGTCCTGAGCTCGCGGAGCTCGTGCAGCAGGCGCTCAGGTCGCTGGGCGCCACGGGCGCCAAGGCAGCTCCGCAGCAGGCGCCGGCGGTCGACATGCGCCCGATGCCCGAGCAGCGCCCTCCGCGCCGGACACTCTCGGCTGTCTGAGGCGGCGCCTTTTTATAGCTTCCGCGTTCCTATAAACGTGGGGCTAAAATGCCGCCTTATGTCCACGACATTGCTAGAAAAAAGTGGGTAAAGAGATCGTATTTCTTTCCCACTTTCTTCAGGCAAGCGTGGCTGAGCACTTGCTTCGTTCAGCCAAATGAGCGCAGGGCCGAGAAAGCAGTCACGCTCAGCTCGCGATGAGCGTGACTGCTTACTGGGGTAGGTGCCCGTGCACGGATCTGCGCCTATCCGTGC